CGAACAGTTCTTGGATGCGGAAAAATTTGTGGAGGAATCCACAGAAGGACTAACATTAGAGGAGGAATAATATGGGACAGCCTTCCATTGATATCACCTTTATTCAGAAAGCTGTTACCGCCATTACCCGCTCCGAGCGCGGTGTGGCGTGTGTAGTCGTTCTGGATGATACGAGGGCGACTGCCGGCCATGCAACTTATAAGTATGCCGCAGACGTGCCTTCCGATGGTTTTACCGCGGCCAACCTGGCGGCCATCCGCCGCTGCTGGCTGTGCAACGTAAACAAAGTAATTGTTGTATGGGTGCCGATTGAATCAGAATTTGCTGACATCCAGGCAATTCTGGAAACCCTGAGCTATAACTATGTATGTGTTTGCAGTGACAGCATGCAGCAGGATCTGGCCAGCTACCTCGTCACCAAAAACGCAAACAGCCCCGGCAAGAAATATATCGGCGTTGTTACCGGCGTTACCACGGCTGACAGCAAGTATATCATCAACGTGAAAAACGCTACCGTGCATGACGTTGACACGAATACCACCATTGACATGGCAATGTACCTGCCGCGTCTGACCTCCGTGCTGGCGAACCTGCCGATGAACCGTTCTATCACGTACTACGAACTGGAAGACCTGGATGACGTTGACCTGAGCTTCGTGGACATCGATAACACCATCGATGACGTGATTGACGATGGCAACCTGGTACTGTGGATTGACGAGGACAAGGTTAAGGTAGGACGTGGCGTGAATACGCTGACCACCCTGACCGCATCGGATACCGCCGATATGAAGAAAATCATTATCGTGGAATCCATGAACATCATCCTGGAAGACATCTACAGCACTTTCAAAGACCATTACATTGGCCGGTACAAAAACTCTTATGACAACCAGTGCCTGTTCATCAGTGCTGTGAACAGCTACTTCCGGCAGCTGGCCCGGGAAGAAATCCTCGACCCGGAATATGAGAACTGCTCTTATGTGGACGTTGAGGCCCAGCGTGAAGCATGGCTGAGCATTGGCAAGACGGCTGCAGCTGACTGGACGGAAGCGGAAGTCAAGAAGATGACCTTCAAATCCTTCATTTACCTGGCTGGTCAGGTGAAGATTCTGGATGCCATCGAAGACCTGCACTTCGTCATTACTATGGAATAAGGAGGGACTGAGATATGGCTGAAGTTAACAACAAAATCATTCGCGGTTCCTTCGGACGTCTGTGGGTAAATTCCGAGTTAATCGCGAACGTGAAATCATTTGAAATCACTGCAACGCTGAACTATGAAGATGTGGACATCAACGGGGAACTCTGCCAGCAGCACAGATACCTGGGATATTCCCTGGCTGGCACCATGACCTGCCACAAAATTGATACCAAGTTCCCGAACTTAGTACGAGCTGGTATGCTGAACGGTACCATGCCGGTCATCAAACTGGTTGGTTCCGTCGCGGATCCGGATGCCAAAGGCTCCGAGCGCATTGAAATTTACGACGTTACCTTTGACGAGGTTACGTTAATGAAGTTCGAGAACGCAACCGTTGGGGAAGAAGAAGTACCCTTCAAGGCTGGCGGCTTCCGGTACATTGATACCATCACTGCATAACAACATGAGACCCGGAGAGCGTATCTTCGGGTCTTTTTTTTGAAATCGGAGGGTAAAAATGAAAAAGGCAACACTGGAAGACCTGCTTGCGCGGAAGGCCAGCACCAAGCTGGTGACCAAAGAAGTAGATGTTCCTGCTATCGGAATGAGCGTAACAATAGTAAAACAACCGCTGAATGCTGTGGCTCGGTTCCTGGATGAAATGAAACCGGGACTGACCATCAGCCAGCAGCTGGACATTTACAAGGGCTTGATTTACACCTGTGTACCTCTTTTCCGGGATGAGAAACTCCAGCAGGCTTATGAAGTCGCTGAGCCGTATGACGTTGTCCCGGCAATATTTGACGACAATATCCTCGCAATACAGTCTTTGGGCGATGAGATTCTGGGGCTGTATGGGTTCGCGGATATGATTAAAGAAGTAAAAAACTCATAACGTCAGATGATGAGCTTTACATGATGCACTATTACCTGGAGAAGGGATACAGCATCAGGGAGCTACAGAGTCTGACGTTTACGGAAAAAATATTTATGTCAGCTTCGATGCTGCTGACAGGAGAGGAGATGAAGGCGGCTAATGGCCAGTAAAAATATAAACGTACTTATGTCGCTGGTGGACAATTTCTCTGCTCCGATGCAAAAAGTAAGCGGCAAAATGTCTGACGCGGAAAAACAGGCCAAACGGACGGCAAATGCCATCCAGGGATTTGGCAAAAAGATGAACAGCATGGCTGTTAGTGCTGCGAAGTTTGGAGCAGGGTTGGCGGCTGCAGGGTACGCCATGGCAGTGGCAGGCATTAAACAGCTGGCTGACCAGAGTATGGAAGCGGCTAATGTCCAGATATTGGCAGAAACTAAGCTGGAAGCTGTGCTGAAAAACGTAACGGCCATAACTGAACGTGGCGCCGGAGCGATTGAAAAAGCCACTGCTGGACTGAAAGCATATGCTGGCGAACTGCAAAACGCTGGCGTTATCGGCGATGAAGTTACCCTGTCCGGCATGAGCCAGCTGGCAGTGTACCAGATGACGGACGACCAGATAAAACAGTTATCCGGCGGGATGCTGGATATCATGGCAAAGCAGAAAGGCGTAAATGCTACGCAGGAAGATGCTGTAGCTGTAGCTTCTGCCATTGGCAAGGCTTACGCTGGCAATACCAAAGCGTTGGAAACAATGATTGGCAAATTGTCGGATGCGGACAGAAACGCTATTAAATTTGCCGATAGTAACGAGCGTGTGGCGTTGATTGCAAAACTGATGCAGGACAGAGTGGGCGGCGTCAATGCGGCGCTTGCAAAAACCGACATGGGCAGGCAGCAGCAGGCCATGAACGCTTACGGCGACATGCTGGAAGAGATAGGCAAAAAGCTGATTCCCATGAAGGCGCGGATGTGGGGAGTGTTCGGTTCTATTCTGCCTACGTTGCAAGGCGCACTGCTTCCGGTGCTGGATAAACTATATGCCAAATTCGATGCGGCCATGCCACAGATAGAACACATGGCGCAGGTGTTTGCGGATAACCTGCCCGGAGCCATTGAAACGGTGGCAAACGGCATCCTGTGGTTAATTGAGAACTTTGATTCAATAATTGACACCATTAACACACTTACTCCTGTACTCGCAGGAGTGGTTGCCGGGTTCGCAGCGTTTAACATCATTAGCACAGTAGTCGGTCTGGTGACTACGGTAACGACAGTATTAGGCGGTGCAACGACTGCAGCGGGGTTGTTCAACGCAGTGTTGCTGGCGAATCCTATCGGTATTGTAGCGGTTGCCATTGGCGGCCTGATAGCCCTGCTGGTGGCAGTATGGAAAAACTTCGATACCATCAAAGCGAAAGCAAAAGCCGCGTGGGACTATATCAGCAATATCAAGTTCCCGTCCCTGCCATCCTTTGGCAGTGGAGGAGGCGAAAAGGCACCGGGCAATGCTATGGGTACTCCGTATTTCTCCGGCGGTCTTACCCGGGTAAACGAACGTGGCGGCGAATTGATTAACTTGCCATCCGGTAGTCAGATTATTCCGCATGACCTGAGTGCAGCGGCGGTATCCGGCAGCAGGAGCCAAAACATCAACATTACTCTGAACGTGGCCGGTAACGTCATCGGCAATGAAGACTTTTATAACCAGTGTGGTAACGCCATCACGGAACGTCTGACGGCCGCACTGGCGAATATGTAAGGAGGGATGACATGGGTATCAGTTTATTGAAAGCAATAGCACAGACGCTGAACTCCGTTAATCCTTCCGGCAAAGCTAATATCATTCTTGACGGGCCTGCCGGGAGGCTTATCCTTCCGGTAGTTCCGGCAGAACTGCCAAAGGTTGGCAATCCGCAAAACAACGAAACATTCTCCAGTGTGCTGGGCGACTTGCGTATCATCGGTACGCTGGGCCTCCGGACGGTAACACTGGAAACCATAGCGCCGACCTATGCCGGGAAATATTCCTGGTCTAATCCGATGGGTGCTGATGGGAAACAGGTTATCCGTTATTTACGGAACGCGCAACTGTCATATGCGCCGCTCCGGTTGTCCATCGTTTACAGCAACGGGTCTGATTATCTGTCTATGATGTGTACTGTGGATAACTTTGAATACTACATCGACAACGCAAAAGATTATCACTACAGCGTAACATTTACGGAATATCGGAATCCGACCAGAGAAGGGGTGCTGCTGTCATGATTAGCTTATACACAGCTGGCGAAAGCGGAACGGCAGATATCACTTCCTACACCGGCAGTTATTCGCTTTCCGACAATATCAACAGTCTGGGAGCGGAGTTCAAGTTTAAGCTGATGAGCAACCCGCTGGACGCCAATTTCCGAGGCAAGGAACTGGAAATCGGTACGAAGGTGGTATTTTTCCACGATAACAACAAGATGTTTTCCGGCATAATCGTAAGCTATAACCGTAACTCGCTGACAGAATATGAGTATACCGCTTATGACTATGCCTATTATCTGAACAAGTCCGAAGCACAGATACAGTTTAACAACGATATATGCACTTCAGACGCCATCCAGAAGCTGTGCAGCGAGAATGCCGTCCCGGTGGGCAGTATCTGCGACATTCCCACGAAGGTCAATAAAATCTATGAGGGCAACCCCATCAGCGATATCATAAAGGATCTGTTGAAGATGGCGGAAGACGAACAAAAGATACACTACCGCATGGAGGTCCGTGATACCGCCCTGTATATCGAACGGTACCGGGACTTATATGTGCAGGCGGAAGCAGTCAACATCGTTGGCGACTTCTCAAGCAGTTATTCCATAACGGACATGGCCAACAGGGTAGTTATCGTCTCCAGCTCCGAAAAGAACAAGCAGGTTATTGCGGAGAAATCGGACAGCTCATCCGTGGCGAAGTATGGCCAGATAACCAAAATAGAGAAGGTTGACGACAAGGAAATGAGCCAGGCGGCGGAAATTGCAGCCAATAAGCTGCTGGATCTAAATTCCGTCAAGCGTTCGTTCAGTGTAACGCTTCTCGGTTCCGATGCGGTGCGCTCTGGCCGGATGTTGATGTTTGACCAGCCGGAAATCAACCTGACGGGCGCTTATCTGGTGAAGAATTGCACGCACAACTTTGAAGGTAACAAACATACCATGAAGCTGGATCTGGAGGTGTAGGATGGAGAACTGGGAATATAAACTCGCTGGCGAATTTAAAGCCAGGAACAATCCTAAACCATTGGGCGCCTGCATCGGCAAGGTGGAAAGCCTGGAACCGGTAATTATCAGTATCCAGTCTGGCAAGTTCATGTTGCAAGCGTCGCAAATTTATATCTGCAATCAGATACTGGAGCGGGAGACCACGTTCCGGGACTACATTGCGGATCAGGAGCAAAGCGGTAAAATTTCCGTATCGTGTAACCCGGGCGGCGGTAACTATTCCGCCTCCGGGGATATCGAATGTAATGGCCGGGTGCACCTGAACGAAGTATGGAAGGTTGGCGATTATGTCATGGTAGTACCGGACGAGGGCGGCCAGCATTATTTTGTGGTAGATGTTCTCCGGAGACCGGAAGGACATAACCCGTCATTAGGTTAGGAGGTGAGCGGATGTTTCCAAGTGACGTAGACCTGAGTAATATCACTTACACCAGTACCGAAGCAACGACACAAGCGCTGGACCTGACCACGCTTGGCAAGTCGCTGAAGTTCGATTATGACACGAATACTTTTGTAATATCTGCCGGAACGAACGTGATACCGTCCAAAATCGACAGCATCAAGCAGTGGGTAGAGCTGTTCATCCGGACGGAGAAAGACCGGTATGTGATTTATACCGACGAGTTTGGCTGTGATTTTAGCGACCTTGTAGGCTGGCGGCTTCCCCGTGGCTATCAGGTATCGGAAATCATGAGGCGAATCACGGACGGAATTATGACAAAATGCCCCTGCGTGGCTTCGGTTACGGACTGGCAATTTGATAAGGGTACATTCTCTTTTACCCTGACAACGGATACCGGAGAGGAGGTACGAATCAGTGAGTAATGAAAAGAATGTTGATGAGATCCATGCCGAGTTGTTGGAAAACATCAGCGATAATTACCAAAAATCAGAAGGGTTCCCGGTGTGGGACATCTTGAGGGCGTTCGCATTTGGACTGAAAAGCCTGTGGGATAAGGTGTTTGACGTAGAAGCCCAGCTGGACGTTGACAATATGACCGGCAACGATCTGGAGCGGTTCGTGTTCCAGCGCAAAGGCCTGACACGGAAAGCAGCCAATAAATCGGTTGCAGTTCTCAAAATCGTGACCGGCGAAGGTACAATCCGTGAAGGTGATTTGTTCGCAACCGCGAACGATATCAGGTTTGAGGCTATCGAAACAAAAGAAGTTGTGGCGAACGATACCGTTGCGGTCCTGGCTGTAGTTGCTGGTGCATCCGGCAACGTGGCAGCCAATACCATTACGGAGATGCCGGTGACCATTACGGGTATCGCAGAGGTTACCAATGAAGCACCTGCCGTGGACGGATATGACGCCGAGTATGATGACGACCTGCGGGATAGATACTATGAGGCGCTACAGGAACCGGCTACGTCCGGAAATGTTTACCACTACAAACGCTGGGCCAAAGAAGTTACCGGCGTGGGAGATGCCAAAGTCTTCGGCCTGTGGGCAGGGGACAACACGGTGCAGGTGGTAATTATTGACAGTGAGAAAAAGGTTCCGTCCGCAGAGACGGTAGCAAGATGCCAGGAATATATTGACCCAGGCATTGCTGGCAGTGGCGAAGGAG